ATCATTAGCAGAAATCCGCGCAAGACTCGCAGCCGCAGAGTCTAACAAGGGCGGTCAATCACAAGGCGGCGACAACGCAATTTACCCACACTGGAACATTGATGAAGGCGCAAGCGCAACTCTGCGTTTCCTCCCAGATGGCAACAGTAAAAACACTTTTTTCTGGGTGGAACGAGCAATGATTAAATTGCCGTTTGCCGGTATCAAAGGTGAGATGGAATCCAAACAAGTTCAAGTACAAGTTCCTTGTGTTGAGATGTGGGGCGAAGCTTGCCCAATCTTGGCAGAAGTACGCACTTGGTTCAAGGACAAGAGTCTGGAAGACATGGGCCGTAAATATTGGAAGAAACGCAGTTATGTCATGCAGGGTTTCGTACGTGAAAATCCTCTCAGTGATGACAAGAGTCCAGAGAATCCAATCCGTAGATTTATCATTGGTCCACAAATCTTTGCTACCATCAAGTCAGCATTGATGGATCCTGAGTTGGAAGAATTGCCAACAGACTTGCTACGTGGCTTGGATTTCCGTATCACAAAAACCAGCAAAGGCGGCTATGCTGACTACTCCACCTCCAAGTGGGCTCGTAAAGAATCAGCACTAACCGAAGCTGAACAAGTTGCTGTTGAAGCGCATGGCTTGTTTGACTTGAGCACATTCCTGCCCAAGAAACCCGGCGATGTTGAACTTCGTGTAATGAAAGAAATGTTTGAAGCATCAGTAGATGGTCAACCATATGACACAGAGCGTTGGGGACAATACTTCCGTCCTGCTGGTGTACAAGCACCTGCTGGCACCGCACCAGAAGCGGCACCTAAAGCAGTGTCAGCACCAGCGGCTAGCAAACCAGCAATGGATGATGAGCCCCCTTTTGACACTGACGAAGCACCGGCAGCATCTGCGCCAGTGGCAGCCCCCAAGACCACACAGAAGGCCGAGGATATCTTGGCCATGATTCGTGCTAGACAAAAACAATAAACTTGTTAACGGTGGGTGTCCGCAAGGATGCCCACTTTGTCACTTATAACTACAACTTGATGATAGAAGAAATCGAATGGGAAATTAGCAGTCTTTGTAATGCTAGTTGCCCACAATGCCCACGTAATATCAATGGCGGAGCCACTTGGCCAGATTTGCCATTGACAGTTACCAGCGTCGATACGTTTTTGTTACCAGACGTTGCCAAGTTGTTACAGCAAGTTAAACGATTGTACCTGTGCGGCACCTACGGTGATCCAATTACCAACAAGCACTTGCTGAAGATTATTAAAACTGTGCGTGAAATAAACCCAGGTATCACCATTGATATTCACACCAACGGTGGACTACACAGTACTCAATACTGGCAGCATCTAGCTGAGTTGATTAATGGTAATGGCACTGTGTATTTTGCAATTGACGGGTTGGAAGATACCAATCACTTGTATCGTGTGAATGTAGATTTTGACAAAGCATTTGGCAATGCCTTGGCTTATATAAAAGCAGGCGGCACAGCAGTTTGGGATTTTATTGTATTCAAACACAACGAACATCAAGTTGACACTGCACAATCTTTGGCAAAAAGTTCTGGCTTTAAGAAAATTAATTTTAAAAAGTCCAGTAGATTTTTTGACAAGAATCACAGCTTCATTGACAAGTATCCGGTGTTGAATAGCCAGAAAGAAGTTGCATACTATTTGGAACCCAGCCAAAAGTTTTTGAACAATGACTATGAAAAAATTCATTGGTTCAACAACAACCAACAGTTAACTGAGTATTTTAGTACCACCAGCATTAGTTGCTATAGTAAACAAATCAAAAAAATATTTGTCACTGTAGAGGGATATGTTTTTCCCTGTGGCTGGTTGCATGATCGCATGTACGGTGAGAAGTCCACAAATCATCGTGACCAAATACAGTTAGACCACTTGTGGGAAATTGCAGGAGGAAAACGCCGATCCAATATTCATCACACTGCTGTGACAGATATTATTGCCGGTGATGGTAGTTGGTTTGACACCATTGAAAAGTCCTGGACCAATAGTAATCGACTTGAACGCTGTGGGTTACATTGTGGACAAGAGATCAACTTAATCAAATACCAGAATGATATCACCTACGATTTATAATTGCCCAAACGCACTTGCACATTGGACTACTAGTGTGTTAAACTCACTGTTACAAGTAAAAAAGTAATACGCAATGTTGATCGAACACAAACCATTACAAGATAAGGCAATAGTTGATGAGCTGTTTGCAACAGTTACACATCTGTGTGCCAACGATGTTGATATTGGGTTGTGGGATACCAAACAGCATATTGAAATTTTTAAACAATGGCTGAACACCGGAACAGCAACTACGCTGACAGGACTTGATGATTTTAAGTTTTCGGCATTGTGTGTTGGTACATCAGATGCAATCAACAATTTCATACATCGTAACACTGCCAGGCGCCTACGTTTTAGCTGTGCAGAATTTGTTTTGAGTAAAATAACTTGCAACAACATCAACGCCAGATGGAAATTTATTGAAGATGGCAAATTAGAACCCGGCGACGCAGTGGTGTTAAGTTTGCCGTTTTCCGGCAATGGTAGTAAGCACCCGGATCATGACATGATTCTAGACATTTGCACTAAATTGGGTATACCAGTGTGCCTGGATGTTGCTTATGTAGGCATTGCTCATAATCTGCACATAGACTTGACAGCACCTTGCATCACTGATGTCACTGCCAGCTTGAGTAAACCATTCTCAGTGATGTTGAGGCATGGTATAAGGTTTACTAGAGAATACATTGATGACAGTGTGCAGTATGCCAGTGATCGGGGGATGTTGCCTAGACTCAACATTGTACTTGCAAGCAAACTGATGCAAAAGTTCCACAAAGACTACATTGTCGATAAGTATCTTTCCAAATATCGTACAGAGTGTGAAAAGTTGGGTCTTGACACAACAAACACAATAACGTTGGCATTAGGCAACGATCAAGCATTTTCAAGGGGTGGATACAATCGTGTATGCATCACAGATGAAATTTTAACATAATTTTTTAAAGCGAGAAAGACCATGGGAAAACCATTTGACGTTTCAAAGTTCCGTAAGGAAATTACAAAAAGTATTGATGGCCTGAGCATTGGCTTCAATGACCCCACTGATTGGATCAGCACAGGCAACTACGCCTTGAACTATCTCATCTCAGGTGACTTTAATCGAGGTATTCCTTTGGGCAAGGTCACTGTGTTTGCCGGAGACTCTGGTGCAGGTAAATCGTATATCTGTTCAGGTAACATCATCAAACACGCACAAGAGCAAGGCATTTTTGTTGTGTTAGTTGACAGCGAAAACGCACTAGACGAACAATGGCTCAAAGACTTGGGAGTTGATACTAGCGACAGTAAATTACTCAAGTTGTCGATGGCCATGATTGATGACGTAGCAAAGACTATTTCAACATTTATGAGTGACTACAAGGCCTTGCCAGATGGCGAGCGTCCTAAAGTTTTGTTTGTAATTGACTCGTTGGGCATGTTGTTGACTCCCACAGACGTTAATCAATTTGAAGCAGGTGAGATGAAAGGTGACTTGGGTCGTAAGCCCAAAGCACTTACAGCACTGGTTCGTAATTGTGTAAACATGTTTGGTAGCTACAATGTGGGCTTGGTGTGTACTAACCACACATACGCTTCGCAAGATATGTTTGACCCGGATGATAAAATCTCCGGTGGTCAAGGTTTTATCTATGCATCAAGTATTGTAGTTGCCATGAAGAAAATGAAACTCAAAGAGGACGAGGACGGCAACAAAGTGTCAGAAGTAAATGGTATTCGTGCCGGTTGTAAAGTCATGAAAACACGGTATGCCAAACCCTTTGAAGGCGTGCAAGTTAAAATTCCTTACACAACAGGTATGAGTCCTTACTCAGGTCTTGTGGACTTGATTGAGAAGAAAGGCCTGCTCAAGCGCGAAGGCAACAGTTTGGTGTTTACCACCAGCGCAGGCGAGATTATCAAGAAGTTCCGCAAAGCCTGGGAAAAGAACGATGATGGTTGTTTGGACACAGTGATGAAAGACTTTGGAAATCAGAAGGAAGAGGTAACTACAGTCGAGGAGGAAGCAGAATGAGTGAAGTAGTAGCAAGCGAAATTTGGAGTGAGCTAAAAAGATTTGTAAACACAG